AAGCAGGAGACGCGCGAGCGCATCCAGACGCTGATCAAGACGGCAAAAGAGTCGCAGGCCGCCGTCGAGAAGATTCAGACCGATTTCAACTACATGGTGAATGGCATCCAGGCCACGGGCGCCACTCCCGCGCAGTACGGCGAGACTTTGAGTTGGCTCTCGCTGTTCAACAGCGGCGATCCGGCGCAGCAGACGAAGGCGTTGGAGCTGATCGAGAGCGTTGCCGATCGGCTCGCGACATTCCTCGGCAAAGAGCGCACCGTTAGCGATCCGCTGAAGGGTCACGCCGATTTGATCGACGCTGTGCAGAAGGGCCAGACCACGAAGGCGCTCGCGACCGAAATTGCGCGCCATCGCAACTCCACCGGCTTTCGCACTGAGCTTACGGCGACTGCTACTCGCGAGCAGCAGACGCAGCAGCAGCATCAGGCAGCGGTACAGACCGCTCGCAATGAGCTGACAGCGCTCGAACAGATGCTGATGAAGTCCGACCCGCAGTATGAGGCTAAAAAGGCCATGCTGGTCCCGATCCTTCAGCCGATCTTAAAGAACTTGCCGCCGACGCAGTGGAAAGCGGCGTTCGAGAGCGCGTACGCTCAGGCCAAGGTGGCCGCGGCGCCGCGGGCAAAGGCGAGCGGTATCCCGAAGAATCAACCATTACGTGCAGGTTCCCCGGCTGGTGGCGGAGCGCGCGGCGCACCGAAGTCCATGTTGGACGCGGTGAGCGACGCCCTGGGAAGCATGCAGAAATGAGCTTCCTGATTGCGACGCCTGCGCGTGGTCAGGCGATGAACGTTGACTACACCATTGGGTTGATGCACAGCGCCGGATTACACGGCGGCTGGATGCCGATGGGTGGTCAATCGGATCTGTACATCGCTCGGAATGGGTTGTTGAACGAATTCCTTAAAACAAAGCACGATCAGCTCGTCTGTATAGACAGCGACATCGGGTTTTTGCGCGAGGACCTTCAGAACCTCGTGACTTCGCCGGCTCCGTTCGTCAGCGGACTGTATCCCGGGAAAGGCGATCACAAAGGCGCGGTGTTCGTGCCGTTGGATGCCGACCGCGGCATACCGTTGCCGACCGAAGGGCTCGTCGAGGCGAAATTTGTGCCGTTTGGGTTCCTCTGCCTCCATCGCTCTGTGCTTGAGGCTATGAAGGCTTCGGTGCCGGAGTACGGACACGAGGATCGGCCCAACTATCAGTTCGTCAATGGCGAGATAGTTGACCGCAACCTGTTGAGCGAGGATTATTCTTTTTGCGCCCGCGCCCGTCGGGCCGGCTTCACGCCGATGATCAACTGCAAGGTCCGCGTTAAACACGATGGACGTTCACTGGGGTAAATGTCATGGAAATGACCGACATGAAGCGGACGAAGGCCGAGAAAAAGGCCAGAATGGAGACCGGAAAGTCCCCGCCGATTGATGGCGAAGATTACCCGTATGGACTTGAAGTTCGGCTGGACCACGAGCAGCTTGAAAAGCTCGGAGTGACCAACCTTCCGAAGGTCGGCTCGAAGATGCATCTCCATTCGCATGCGCATGTCACTCACGTCAGCGAGGAAAGCCGCGACGGTGCGCGGCGGCGCAGTGTCACCTTGCAGATGCGCAAGATGTCGCTCAAGCCAAAGATGGACACCGACGAGGACAAGAACGCCGGCATGAAGGGCGCGATAGACAAGGCGCTCGCGCCAGAAGCAGAGAGCGGTGAGGACTGAAAGTTGACAGGTCAATGACGGTTATGATTTGATTCTCGCGTTAGACCTTCGGACGTAACCCCGGCATCGTCCACCGGGCGCAACAATCGTTGCGGCGTATTACGGACTCGCGCTCCGTGAAGGCCAGGAAATCCTAGCTTTTCACTCACGGAGTTTGCACACATGCCTTTCACGACCGAGCAATTGGCCTATGCCGGGAATGCGGCAATTAACTATTTCCTTCGGAACGATCCGATAGACCAGGTTAACGTCTCGCGCCCCCTCATCAAAAAGCTGATGGAAGGCAAAAAGCCTTATGTCGGCGGTTTGCAGTACGTTGTCGAGCAGCTTCGCTACTCCAACGACAGCAATTTCCAGTCGTACTTCGGTGACACGCAGGTCACGTACAACCGGAAGCGCACCCTTCAGCAGGCCAAGTACACGTGGGGAAGCTTCCACGACGGCTTCGGTCTGAACGAGGACGAGCTTGCGCAGAACGGCATCGTGATGACCGACGACAAGTCGAGCGTCCCGAGCGAGGCCGAGAAGGTTCAGCTCACCAACCTACTCCAGGAGAACAGCGAGACCCTCAAGCTCGGTTTCCAGGAGAATTTCGACTACATGCTGCACTTGGACGGCACGCAGTCGGCGACCAACATCCCCGGCCTGGACCTTCTGATCAGCACGACCCCGACCGCGGCGTCTGTGGTCGGCGGCCTGGACCAGTCGGTCTATACCTGGTGGCAGAATACGGCCATCACGAGCATCGCCAGCACTTCCGGCCTGCTCACGCAGGAAATGGAAATCGCATGGCGCGATTGCACTCGATACGGCGGCTTCGCTCCGGACTACATTCTGTGCGGCGAACTGTTCCTTGATGCGTACCGCACTGATGCGAAGGCGACGATCAACCGTACCGTGTACATGAACGGTAGCGCGAAGCCCACGGACCTCGACGGCAGCGTCGGCGAGGGTGTGCGCACCGGCCTGTACTTCAAGAACGTGGAACTGATCTGGGACCCGGTGATGTCTGTCCTGGACGGCCTCTACGCTCCGACGATCCCTTGGGAGAAGCGTTGCTACTTCATCAACTCGAAGTTCCTGAAGCTGCGCCCGATTCAAGGCCACTGGATGATCAATCGTACGCCCCCGCGGGTCTACGACCGATATGTCCACTACTTCGCGCTGACGGCGAAGGCGGCTCTCACGACCGGCAAGCGCAATGCGCACGCCGTACTGAGCATCGCGTAACAGCAACCCTACACTGAGGAAACTACCATGCAGCTCCTGAATCTTACTTCCAGCCTTCCGGTGTACCTGCCGTACGACTACGCGCATGTCCCGTTCGGCGATCCGTTCAACGACGTGACCATCACGAGTTCGACGACTGCTGTCGTGACCGTCCCTGGCTACGAAGCCACGGCCGGAGACATCGTGCTGTTCACGACTGGCGTTGGAATCTCGATGCCTACCGGCCTCACGGCGAACACGAAGTACTACGTTGTCAGCCCGAGCACAGACACTTTCGCGGTTTCGGCCACGAAGGGTGGCTCGGCGATTGCGACCACGGGCGGCGCCATCACGGCGTCCGGCCAGGTTGTCGTCCATCTGCTCTCGAATCAGGTAGACGGTGTAACTCAGCCATTCAAGACCGGCGCGACTGTGCTGGCCCTGAGCCTGAGCGGCACTGTGACCCTTCAGGGCGCGGCCGACACGTACGAGTTGGCCCCTGGCAGTATCTACCCGATCGGCAAAACGCCTCCTGGCGGCCCGGCGGCTTACGCCACGATTGCGACACTCGCTTCTGGAGTTCCGCAGCTCGTGACGCTGAACTACGACTGGATCAACGCTTCTGGAGGTGCCCTGATCCTGTTGCAGAACTGAGTTCCTTTCCCCCACATAGGAAACATGCGATGCGATACGAACTTGTAAATATCAAGCGGGACACTCAGACGACCACTTGTCGTGAAGTCCCGGAATGGGAGATCCCGGTCCTCGAATTCATCTTCGCGGATGTCAATATCGAGCGAACCGGGGCCTTCGTGAATGTCAATCGACCGACCCCGACGGCAGCGTCGGAGTTCGATCGGCTCTCGCGAGCTTATGGCGCAGATGTCAAAAGCGGTGTGCCACACGTCGCTGCCGTCTACGGCAACGGTTCGCTCGGGGTCCGAGCAATGTCGAAAGTGATGGAGGAATCAAAAGCTGCGGAGGCAGCGGCTAACCCCAAGTCGCGCGCCCGTCGGACTGCACAGCCCGACAGCTTACTGGCTTGAGTGGGGCTCCTATCGCGTGGTGCGGTAGTTCACGGCCCGGGGCTGAAACCTCGGGCCGTTTTTAATTGGAGATCCAGTGTCAGCACCCCCAGGACAAGGTGACATCGCAGATCCGAATGCATGGGGGATTACGCCGTCGGCTTTGACTCCAGGTGATCTCGCGGCTGTCCCGGCGCTCGGCGATATCCCGGACCCGGAAGCATGGGCGACCACATCCACGGATCTAACGCCGGTTTCGACTGCATACGTCGTCGGCTCGGGAGATATCCCCGACCCGAATGCATGGGCCGTTCCGGTCCTACCGAATCCGCCGGTCTTGTCGGTCGGCATCGCGAGCGGGCTCGCGGTTCTAACCTGGACCCAGCCGACAGACTTCGGCCCGGGTGAGTCAGTCGCAAATTACTTCGTCTGGCGCAGTACCAACGGCGGCTCGGCAGCTCTAGTCGAGACGCTCGCCGGCAACGTGCTGACGTGGACTGACCCGAGCGCGCTACCGCTGAACGACACGTACACGTACTACGTCATAGCGGCGATCGACATAAGCGTGTTCCCGCTCGCGACTGTCACGTCGAACTCGATCAACTTCATGACCGGGTTTACGTACTTCGCTGATAGCTCATGGTCTCCGCCGACCGGAGCTGAGGCGATGGTTCTGAATTCGATCGAGGTCTACGCGATCGGCGGGGGCGGCGGCGGTGGTGCCGGAGCCGATGTGCTGAACTCCGGAGAAGGCGGCTTCGGCGGATGTGGCGGCGGATTCGCCAATGGCTCTGCGCCTGTTAGCGCGCTATCTGCTCCGGTCACAATTACGATCGGAGCCGGAGGCGCTTTCGCGACACCGACCAGCGTTTACAGCGATACGAACAATTCCGGAGGTGCTACGACTTTCGGCCCGTACATAACTTGCACAGGCGGTGGTCGCGGCCAAACCATGCTGGGCCAAGGAACCGTGGGAACTGGAGCGATAAATAGCGCTTTTACAGGCACCACTGAGGACGGCGGTTTGGGCGGAAGTATCTACGCCCTGGTGTATCAGCAATCAGTCGAGTTCAATCAGGGATATGGGATCGGCACTGTGAATGCAGGCCCCGGCGGCGGATCAGGGCAGCACTCCACAGCCGGCGGTTACGGCCCTAGTCCCTACGTTGGTGGAACAACGTCTACAGGTTTGATCCTAGGCGTTTTTGGAGGCGCTGGCAGCTTGAACGGCGACACAGGCTTGCATCCCGGCGGCGCACCGGGATACGGCGGTGGAGGCGGAGGCGGCGGTGGCCCCGGGACTACGGCCAGCGGCAATATCGGCGCAGACGGAGCGGCCGGTGGCCCCGGAGCAGTCTACGTGGTTTACTTGACGTGAGGAAACAACTATGACAACTGGTGACGTACCGGCGCCGATCAATTCAGACGGTCGCTACTATTGGACCGGCAGCGCTGAAGGCGTTACCGGCAACAGCATTTCGTTCGTCGGCAATCCGGCGGACCTCACCGGCAACATGTCCCTGACGTGGACCATCACGCAGCGCGCGCTCGACGGCAGCTACCCGGTAGTCTCGTATTCGCTCGACGGCGGAGTCACAGTCGAGAGCGCCCAAGTCGGCAGTGAGGGCACTCCGCAGGAGACGATCAATGAAAGCGGACAGATCGACGTTAGTCTTGTGGGCGCCACCGGAATTAACCTCACGGTCACAAGCGGCGGTGGTACCCCAACTCCAGGCGCTCAGCAGTGGATTGTCGCCATTGCCATTACCCGAAATAACAACGAAACCCTCCCCTGGGATTTTCCTGATCCGTTTGACCCGGCTGCTTACAACCCTGAAGTCCTGGATCTCACTGGTTACCCGGTCCAGACGCTCACGCAGTTGCAAGTGCGCGTCATGCAAATGCTCGGATTCGCCAACACGGCCGCGAACCCGCCGCCGGGGATGGCAGCGTTCATAAACAACGCGCTGTACACCGGGCAGACATACCTGTACCGCCGGTACTCGGCACTGCACACGAAGCGACTGTTCCGGTGGAAGATAATTCCCGGTCAGCGCTTCTACTCACTGCTGGACAATGACGAAAACACGCTCAGCAATTATCACATGGACCCGCTCAAAAAGATCGAGTGGGCCGGCATCCAGGACACGCGCAATGTCTGGTATCCGCTGATCGAAGGTATCCCGCCACAGCTCTACACTATGATCACGAAGCCGTGGCGCCCAGCGCGTTATCAGATCACGGCCGGAATCGAGATTTATCCGGCGCCCGATCAAACGTACTGGATGTGGATGCGTGGCCATTTTGGCCTGACGAGCTTCGTCAACCCGGACGACCCGTGCACGATCGACAGCGAAATGCTCTATCTGCATGTAATGGCGCTCTGCAAGGCGCACTACGGGCAGCCAGATGCGAGCAACTGGGAGGCGATGGCGAATGCGTATCGCGGTGAGCTGATCGCCGGGACGCATGCCACGGCGCACTACATCCCGGGCACGATCGCTGTACCGCCGGCCGTGCGTCCGACTCTGATTCAGTACCAGGGGAATCAAGATGGTTAAGTGGATGCCAAGGGGATCTTGCGGAGCATAAATTGAGACCGTACCCACTCACAGTCATGAAGGGCGGTATCAACCGCCTGCGCGTAAAGGGCGGAGCGAATCCGAGCACCCTCTACGATCTAGTGAATGCGTACATCTCGAACGCCGGCACGATCGTCCCGCGCGAAGGCACCATCCTGGCGGAGACGCTGGATGGCACCAGCGTAGGGCTTGCCGCGATGAGCGGATTGTTCAACGTCTTTTCCAACTCTCTGATAAGCGTCCCGGGCGGCTACGTGGACAATGTGCTGGTCAATCCGAACAATTCCGCGGACACGCTCAAGACGATTTGGTTCGCAAAGCCTTTCATGGGGTTCCTCTATGTCGTGGCAGAATTCACCAGCGGTGATGTGTTTCACTACTGGCTTCAGAACAACGGCACGTGGATTGCTTCGACTGTTTACCAGACCGACAATATCGTCCTGCCGCCCACTCCGAACGGTCTCGCATACGAGGCCGTTCGTGATATGCCGATCAACCCAACATGGGGGCCTTTAGCCGCCATCGCGCTCGGCGACATTGTTGAGCCGACAGACGCAACCGGGTTTGCCTACGTCGCTGTAGTGGTTGAAGGTTCAAGCCCGCATACCAGCGCAACGGAGCCGACTTGGCCGACGACGCTCGGTGGCACAGTGCAGGAGTACGGAGACTTCGACACGAACACTGGCGATTCCGGCACGACGAGCGGCACGACTGCCGTCACGTCCGGCGCTCAGCAGCTCGGGTCCAACATCACGGACAAGTACGGGAATTCTTCCGACGTAGCAAGCGCCGGAACAGCGTCAACTATTAACACAACCACGTTGCCGGTCGCCGCTCCGACCGTCACTACATGGATGCCGGGCACGACGTACGCCCCTGGCGCAGTGGTGCAGCCGAGCACGTCGCAAGGCGCATTCACCAACGCGATACCGAATGGCGACTTCGAGGCCGGCAACGACGGCAATTGGGTGCTCAGTGCTGGGACAGTGACGATCGACAGCACTGCGTCTGCGTATCAGGGCAACTACTGCGTTGAGTTCGCGTTCACTGGGTCCGATAACCAGGAATGCACGATGTACAACTACGGCGTTGTGACGCCGGGTCAGAGTGTCACGGCGACCGGCTACCTCGATCCGAACAACAACGGCGCGAACCTTTCGATGCAGTTGCTGTTGGTGTGGTACGACGACGCGGACACGTACATCAGCGAGACGGTCGGCGCCACGCAGCAGGGCTTCGGTTATCGGCAGGCTAGCGTCACAGGCTCCGCGCCGGCCAATGCCGCGCACGTGCGCGTCCGAATCGAAGCGGAGACAGGCACGCATCCTAACGTCGGATTCGCGGACTTGATCACATGGAACCTTGAGACCGCGGCCCCCGTCAGCAACTTCCTGTTCGAGGCGATCCAGGCGGCTGCGGCTTCGAGCGGCTCGGTTGAACCTACTTGGCCGACTGTATCGGGCGATACTGTGGTGGACAACGGCGTGACGTGGCAGGCCGTTGCTACGTCGATCATAACTTGGCAGGCGATCCCGATCATGTATTCCGGGACTTCGGCGCCGACATTTCCGACCACGATCGGAAACACGGTGAACGATCCTAGTACATATACCGATCAAACCGGCACGTCGCACGACACCAGCATGTCCTGGATTGCTACGGCTCGCCAGATCACGGACGTGAACTGTCCGAACACGACGCCTGTATGCCTCGGGGCATCGCACGTGTTCGACGGCAACAACGACATCTGCGGCTACTCAGCGGCGGTGAACCCGACTGACTGGACGACTGCCAACAATGCCGGCTATCTGCCGACAGGGCTGAACAACTATGGCGATAACCCAATCGCTGTGCTCGCGCTCTACCGCTCAAACCTCATGGTGTTCAACGCGGGCGGCTATCAGATGTGGCAGATCGACCCAGACCCGGCCAACATGGCGTTGCTGGACGCCCAGCCCGTCGGGTCCATTTACACCCGCGCAGCCCAGTCTGTCGCTAACGACCTCATGTTCCTCACGGAGGTCGGGGTTCGTAACATAGGAACGGCCGGCGCGACCGCCAACATGCAGATCGGGTCGAGCGGGCAGCCGGTGGACAAGCTAGTCAAGGCGCAGCTACAGGCCGGCACGTACTACCCGATTTCGCTTTACTACCCTGGCCGCGGCCAGTACTGGCTCATCTTCGGGCCGCAGGCTTTCGTGTTCACCATCAATGGGCAGAGCGGTTTGCGCTCGTGGAGTCGCTATGTCTTTCCCGACACGATTACTGATTGGACTCTCAATGATGGTATTCTTTATCTGCGTACTGCTGGCAATCTTGTGTATCAGCTTGATGAAGATACTTTGGTTGACGATGCTCAAAGCACTAGCGCTCCCGTTACGATTTCTGAGGCTGCTCCGGCGATCGTGACGTGGGACGCCCACGACCAGTACAACGGAGCGGCCATCACATTCACGACGACAGGCGTGCTGCCTGCGCCACTAGTAGTCGGCACGACATACTACGTCATCAACGAATCGACGAACGCGTTCAACCTGTCTCTGACGCAAGGCGGAGCGGCCATCACGACGACCACGGCCGGCAGCGGAGTGCACACTGCGACCTCGATCGGCGTTCCATTCGACGGCGTGATCCAGTGGCCGTACATGGATATGGGCGCGCTAGGCATCAACAAAATGCTCATCGGCGTGGACCTCGTAGGCACCGGGGAAGTCATCATCCAGATCGCGTTCAACCAGGGCGATGCGACCACATTTTCGGACAATTCCGGGTTTGATGCGTCACTCAACGTTACAGCGCCATACCTCGTAGCCATCGCTGACACCGTACCGGGCGAGCCGATTCCGATTCCGATCGAAGCGCCGAGCTACAGCCTAATTCTCACGTTCCCTGGCAATCAGGCGTGGGAGTGGGATGCGGCGAATCTTTACACGAATGCCGCGGGCGGCGGTGGGGCAACTGGATGATCACAATCCAAGAAAACCCGCTGATGCTGGACTTCATCAAGGTGTGCATCAAACTGCCGCAGGACGAGCGCGAGCAGCTAGAAGCGTTCACCGGCATGGCTTACGACATTGATGGGGCCGCGGTCGGCGCTTTCACGTCACCCGGGCCAAAGTGGGTCATCCGCGCTGACGGCGAGCCGATCATAATTGGCGGCTTCACACCGCAACGAAACGGCGTCTGGCGCGACTTCCTGCTCACCACGCCCGAAGCGTGGGAACAGCACTGGTTTCCCGTGACGCGCATCTGCCGCCGGGTTATGGATGCGGTCCTGATAAGCGGCCAAGCACATCGCTTGGAGTGTGTTTCCCTCGCCAGTCGCACAAAGGCGTGGAAGTGGTATAAGATTCTCGGATACAACAAAGAAGGCACGCTCCACGGGTACTGCGCTAACGGCGCGGACGCTATTATATTTTCGAGAGTGCGCCACTAATGGGAACCGGGAATTCAGCAACACAAGCCGCCGCGCAAGCAAATCAGCAACAGCAGCAGCAAATCCAGAACTCTGTAGCGCAGATCAACAATGCGTATTCGTCTCCCGCGCGCACGGCGCAGTACGGTACGTACAACCAGAACCTCCAGAATTACTACACTGGGCAGGTGAATCAGGCCGAGGCGACGAACGCCCGCAACCTGACCTTCGCGGATGCGCGGAGTGGCTTGACTGGGGGCAGCGCGGCGGCGGACGCCAACACGCAGCTCCAGACGGACTACACGAAGGGCCTGCTGGAGGCGTCTCAGGCCGCGCAGGCCGGGACCTCGGCCCTGGAGCAGTCTGACATTGCCTCGAAGAATCAGCTCATCGGGCTGGCCGAGCAGGGCAATTACAGCGGCTCGGTCCCGGCGGCGACATCGGCAGCGCAGAGTGCAAATCTCAACGCTGCGGAGAACTACGGGAATGCGAACGCGCTCGGCAACTTGTTCACGCAGACCGGCAACATTTACAACAACGAGGCCACGGCCGCGGCGCAGCGCAAGGCGCAGTACTCGCCGTTCGGCAGCCCGTATGGGGGTTCGTTCTAATGGGCGGTTCGTTCATGGGGGCCTTGGCAAAGGTCAACCCACTAACATACATCGGCAACGCGGTAGGAGGTCCGGTAGGCAGCGCGATAGACACTTCCACTGGCGATGTCCCGGCCGCGTTCAACAACTAC